ATATATCACCAGAAGTATTTTCTAAAAATGACAAATTGTATGGAGTTCATATTGTTAGAGAATTAAACAAAAAACACAATATAATTGTGAGACTACCACAAAAATGAAAACGGAGAATAAAATGTTTACCCAAAAACAAATTGAAGATATAGTAGAATTATTATCTAAATTGGATAAATCAACTAAAATTTATCTAGGGTGTGACTCGGTTCGTTTTATTAAAAATAATCAGAAAAAAGCAAGATTTGCAACTGTTGCAATAGTTCATATGAACGGAAACAAAGGATGCAGGGTATTTTCAAATATATCAGTAGAGTTAGATTTTGATGCAAAGAAAAACAGGCCAAACATTCGGTTAATGAATGAAGTTATAAAAGTATGTGAATTATACACACAACTTATTCCATTCATTGATGAATACGAAGTTGAAATACATCTTGACGTAAATACCGATCCCAAACATGGTTCAAATTGTGTTGCTACACAAGCAGCAGGATATGTTTTAGGCGTTACTGGGGTTACTCCAAAGATGAAACCAGACTCATGGGCTAGTTCGTATGGTGCAGACCAAGTTGCTCATGGTAGATTTTATAATACCGAATCTGTATAACATCTTGACATCAACTTATAGGTATGATAAAAAGACGGGATAAAACCCGTCTTTTTTTATAAATATTCAATAAAGGATTAATGCTGTGAAAACAAAAGATATTATTATTGAGGCAGTTCGTTCTAGAATTGACCATCCTGAAGATTGGGTATGGAGAAAAGGAAACGATGGTTATATTGCTGCAATAAATGCACTAGATTATGCACAAGATAATCTAGATCAAATCACTATCAAATATGATGGAACACCAGCATTAATTTTCGGTAGAGATAATAATGGCACACTTATAGTAACAGATAAATCTGGATTTGGTGCAAAAACATATAATGGTCATGCAAAATCTGCAAAAGAAGTATATCAAATGCTTTATAGCAGAAAGCCAACCGAAGAAGGTAGACATGAATATGCAGCTACTATAGCAGCATTGTGGCCTATATTAGATAATGCAGTTCCTAAAACTACCCGAGGATTTTATCAAGGTGATTTGTTATATGTAGGAACACCAGAAGTTAGTGATAATTACTTTGTATTCAAACCTAATAAAATCGAATATAGAATACCTACTAATTCAGTAATGGGAAAATATGTTGCAAATAGTAAAGCTGGAATAGTAGTTCATAGTTATTTTAAAAATTCAGCACAAGAAGTTCCTGACCCAGTATCTGATGTTAGCGAATTACAAAAAACCTCTGACTTGTTGGTAATATCGCCAACAATGGGAAATATATCGGTTGAAAAAGTAGGAAAGCCTCAATTTGACTTTTCAGATATAGATGAAATATTAAATCCACTATATTTAAAACAATATAAGATATCAGATTTTCCTTTGTTAATTGGAAAATACATAAACACTAAAGCAGTTGAAGGAACTCCTATTAATAATAAATCCGCAACTGAGTTTTTAAATTGGCTTCCATTGTCAAAGACAACAGTTGAAAAGCAAGATAGAATTAAAGAATACATAAAAAATAATATGGAACCATACGTAAATTTATGGAAAGCAATACTTGTTGTAACTAAATTTAAAAATATGATTAAAAATAACTTAGATAATCAACAAAATACGCAAATAATTGCAACACTTAATAACGAACCAAATCATGAAGGATACGTTGTTTCTACACCTAGCGGAAAAATAAAGATGGTTGACCGTTATAAGTTCATGGCAAAGCAAAAGGTATAAAAATATGAAGATGAATGATCTAGACCAAGAAAAGTCAAATATTGTTGTAATTTATTCTGGCAGATTTCAGCCATGGCACAAAGGACATGCTGCTGTTTATAATAATTTAGCAGCTAAATTTCCGAATGTATATATAGCAACTAGTGGAAAAACTGATGTAGAAAAAAGCCCATTTTCATTTGACGAACGTAGAGAAATGATAACTCATAGTGGCGTTCCAAGTGACAAGATAATTCAAGTCAAAATACCATATCAACCAGTCGAAATACTAAGTAATTTTGATCCAGCATCAACCAAATTGATTATGGCGGTTAGTCAGAAAGATATGGAAGGCAACGATGCAAGATTTTCATTTGATGCCAAAAAAGATGGAACTCCAAGTTATTATCAGAAATTCGATGGAAATATAAAAAATTTACAGACTATGGATAAACATGGCTATATCTATATCGTTCCTGTCTATGAATTTACTGTTGCAAATAAAAAAATAAGTAGTGCTACAGAAATAAGAGATATGTTTCGTAATGCAAATCCAAGTGAACAACGTTATATAGTGAAAGACCTATATGGTGAATATGATCCACATATTCATGAATTGATGCGTAAAAAACTTAATATATTACAATCAGATAAAAACTTAGTTACCGAAGCAATTGATCATCATATAGCAGAAAAGCTACCATTTCGTAAACCAATATTAAGATCAGGCAGTAAAAGCTTTTTTGAAATGATTGCATACATTAAAGAAAATTTACATAAAATCGAATTAGATGAAATTGATAAAGAAATATTAGAAACTGATATTGGCGAAATTGCACAATTAGAAGACGGAACAGTGGTTCCATTGGATTTGCCAATCTTCGAAGATGATCTTACTGAAGCTGAACATAAGGGCAAACAAGTAACACTAAATCAGCCTAAACGTGGTGGATCAAAAAAGTTTTATGTATATGTTCGCGATCCAAAAACTAAAAATATTAAAAAAGTATCATTTGGCGATACTGGTCTTAGTGTAAAATCAAATGATCCAGCCAGAGTAAAATCTTTTGTTGCTAGACATGATTGCAAAAATAAGAATGATAAAACAAAAGCAGGATATTGGTCTTGTCGTGTGCCAAGATATAAATCTTTGGGTATAAAAGGTGGGCAATGGTGGTAACTCCATACCAAGATAATAATATAACTCTGGAAAAATTTGTAAGAATTTTTAAAGAAAATGTAGATGAACATGATCTTGTATGGCATAGAGATAGCAATGACAGAATTATAAAAATTATTGAAGGAAATAACTGGAAAATACAATATGATGATTCGTTGCCAATGCTATTAGAGCAAAATCACAGTTATTATATTCCACAAAATGATTATCATAGATTAATTCGTGGCAATGATAATTTAATAATAGAAATACACGAAATATAAGTGTTGCTTTTATGCAACACTTCTTTCTACGTGATAGAAATGTATTGACATTTCCACTAGAATCAGTTAGTATAGACTTCTAAACAAATCATGGAGATTTAAAAATGAAAAAACTATTACTTGCAACTGTTGCATTCCTTGGACTATCTACTGCTGCTTTTGCAGGCGACTTCGACAATACTTCGTTTACTATTGTGGCAAGCTCAGATACTCTAGACTATAAGCTAAAAGCTGATTCTGACAATGAACTAACTGGACTTTCTGTTGGTTTTTATGCATTGCCATACACTATGGGCAATGTAGATGCAAATATGTATGTTGAACTTGGATATGCTCGTTTAGATGAATCACTAAATGTTGACCTTGAATATCAACTAAAAACCTCGCTTACGCCATATACTCGTGCATATGGTGCATTGAGTGCAGAATATACAATTTCATCAGGAAATGAAGTTTCCGATGGGTCATTGGTATTTGCACCATATGCTGGACTAGCACACGATTTGAACCCAAAGTTGTCAGTATTTGTTGAAGCAGGATATGATTGGGAAGTAACCAATGATTGGAACGCAAATGGTGGATATACAGAAATCGGTGCAAGCTATGCGGTAAATGATACCGTATATATTCAGCCAAGTATTGTTCAAACTCTAGATACTGGTGCTGACGAAGCACAAGCAAAACTAGAAGTAGGTTTCGCATTCTAATTTAAATATAAAGGGGCAGAAATGCCCCTTTATTATGAATACTATCGAAAAAAGGTTTGTAGTAGCCGATAAAGTCAGAAACCTCGAAATACACATTAAGATCGTCTGTAAATATCGGAGTATTCATATAATGACAATTGATATAACTGTTAAAAAAAATCGCAACCAATCCTATGGGCGAATTCTTAAAAATAGTAGTGACAATAACGTTGTAATTCTTGATATTGAACGTTATACGTATGATTATAAATCTTAT